CCAGGAAGAACGTGCTTCAGTCGGCTTCGGGTTCTGCCGCTCAAACAGGGCGGCGGCAGCATCCGGATCCGGGATGGATCGGTCGATCATCAGGGCCTTGATCTTGTCAATGCCCTCGTCGTTGTAGCCGTAGGTCTTCTTCAACCGAGAGAACGACTGGTCGAGCTGGGACAGCGTCTGGCGCTCCTGCTCGTACTGGTCGCGCGCAGCCATCTTTCCGAACATCTCTTCGAGCTGCGCCTTGGTTTGGCGGACCTCTTCGATGTAGGGCTTGGCCACTTCAGCAGCCACGTCCTCATCCGTACGAGTGTTCGGATAATGCGCCTTGATCGCGCGGGTCAGAAGCGGGCGGGTGCGCGGATCATTGTTGATCTGCTCCAGCAGCTTCTTGCCGGCGACAAGAGCGTTCAGCTCGGTTTCGTCTACAACAACTTCAGCCATAGGAGGGGGCGTCCTTGCTAGCGGTTAAGGGTCACTTACCGTTCGGAATGTGAGTGACCGGGAAAGCGTTCTTGATGTCCTTCGGCTGCTGCGACATGCGGTTGCCGATCTCGACCACGCCCAGGTTCACGCGGACGATGGATTCATCCGGCTCGAGCGAAGGGGTCGGGGGATTGAAAGCAGGCGAGGTGGGGAGCGTGGCCATGGTCGGTTCCTTACATTCCTGGCATTTGGGGCGGAGCGCCGGGAGCACCACCGGGGGCTCCACCAGGAGCTCCACCGGGAGGGGGTTGACCCTGTCCAGGCTGTTGTAGCTGTTGCATCTGCTGCATCTGTTTGGCGCGTTCCATCAGACCCAGCAGAGCGGTCTGTTGGACACCCTGTCCCTCTTGGCCGGCGGGCGCGATCTTCGCGCCATCCTGGATCATCTTCAGCACGGCCTTGTGCTGTTCAGATCCCACCGCAAGAGTTGGCAGAGCCATTTCCAGAAGGTGGATTGCCTCCCTTACCTTCGTCATGGCGTCAGCCGCCGCACCGGGGTTGCCGGTACGGGGTCCGGCAGCACCGGCAGAGCCGATGGTCGGAGGCGTCATTGGTAGGGGAGGCAATGCCATTAGAGCTTCCTAGGTTTGTGAGAATCCGGTGCAGCCTAACGCTGCACGGGATTACTTCCGGCGGTGCTTACGACCCTTGCGCATTGGGCGGTCTCCTTATTAGAAACACCGGGGGGAGGAGTTCGCATTACTACGACCCCCGGCCAATCGGCAGTCACCGCGAGGTAAACCCCTAAGCCTGCGTGCCGACAAGATACCATTACCCAATAGATGGCGCAACAAGATCAAAATATAGCTTCAGTATTCGGCGGTACAGTCTTTTCAAAAGACTTTATTTCTTGCCTTTTCCGTGAGGTACGGCCAGTTCCGGGTGCTGTTGCATGAACTGGGCCTTGGCCTCTTCGCGCTGACGGTAGGACAGGATGAGCTCGTCCTGATAGGGCGGGTGGGTCATCTTGATCAGCGCTTCGCCGTCGATCGCGCCTCGGCCTGCCAGAGCAAATGCCAGCTGGGCATTGTCGCCAGAGAAGGCAGGCGAGGACGTATGGCTGTCCACCGAGACCTGTGCATCGTCGGGCAGCTGGCTCAGCATGAACTCGTTCACGCTTGAGAACATGCCGGCGAGCCCGCCCTTCTTGGGCAGCGAGAACACGCGCGCGTCCTTGATTTGGGACATGCGCAGGCAGAGATCTCCCAGCGCTGCGCACTGATCCTCAACGATCAGGGCCCGGTCCCTCAGGCGAGGGCTGGAGGTCTTCAGCATGGCGTTGGCCTGCGCGCCCGACCTGACGCCTGCGTCTCCCTGGCCAGAGGTGGTCGAGGTGAACCCGCCGGCGTCCTCAAACGTCTTGCGGATCATCTGGATGTATTCCAGCGCGTTGGGCGGCATCTGGGGAGCCAGGGTCTCGATCTTGGCGTTGGGGGCTTGGGCGTCCGTCAGGATCCCGCCGGGAGATCCCAGGATGCGGGCCTTCTCGTCGGTGATCGCGGAGAAGCCGGTGAAGGATCTGGCCGGGTTGGCTTGGCGGCGGAAAATCCGGTCCAGATCCTCGAGGCGCTCGTTCAACCACAGCTGCGGGTTCTGGACCGTGGCCAGTTCGGACCGGCCCCAGAAATAGCCTGCGACCTCGTTGGGGCACACCTTGATGAACGGGTTGTGGCCTGGGATGTCGCACAAATTCTGATAGCGGTACTCACCATCAATTACGACATCGCCCACCATTCGGATGCACGTCCAGTCGCCCTGACCATCGCGTGCGTCGTCGTTCATGATCCAGCATTCATCAATGCGGATCAGCTGGCTGGCCACTTCTGGCGAGAGCATTGGGGTTGGCACGCTCTGGTACGAGACCGATCCCCGCTGATTGTTTGAGCCCGTCGTGCTGATGGGCTGGGTTCCGCCCACGACGATCTCGTGGAAGTAGTCCTGCTCGAAGTTCTCGCGGGTCATGGTCGCGTTGCGATCGATGACCTCCGCGCTGATTTCCTTAGCCTTGGGATGCCCCAGCATCATCCGTTCGAACTGGGCAGGCGTCATGTAGTAGCTGAAATTGAACGCGTCCTGCTCGTCCAGATCCTCGATGTCCTCGCGCAGCACGCCGAACATTTCAGGCTTGATGATCTGCGTCTGGTAGCCCTTGGCGCTCCACAGAAGCTTGATGATCGCGCAGCCCTTGATCAGGGACATGTCCACAGCTTGGGCGAAGGCCAGACCGCACCGGGTTCTGCGGAATTCACGCGTGAGGTGACGAGCTGAAAGATCGGCGGCGCCCATCCACTTCTGCGTCTCGTCGGATTCGAACGTGACATCGAAACGCACGTCGGAGGGGCTGAACAGATACGAGCTCAGCTTGTCAATGTGGCTGTAGCACAGGTTGTCCTTGGCCGATCCGGACAAGGAGCCGTTGTAATACAGGCTCGTCATTTGACGGCCTTGGGTGCGGCGGGCCTCCCGGCTCACCATGCACTCGTCAATGATCTCGCGGGTCCAGGGTCCGATGTGCCGTGAGGGGAGCTTCATGTCTTTCCAGAGTCCTTAGCAACAACGGTCAGATTGTTTATACCCGATCTTGCCATCGTTTTCGACTTGTGAAGCAGGCCGATCGGATCCACGCCTTGGGATTTGGCTTCCGCAGCTGCTGGAGCAGCGCCCTGGATCTGCGCCATGGGATTGGCAGCTGGCATGTTGCCGGCCTCAGCGGCGCCAAAGAAACTCTTCACGTAGCCCTGCAAGTGAGGCGCGACCTCGGGCGGAGCATTGGTCATGGCCATGTACTCGCGCGTGATGGCCTCCGATTCCGCGGTCTGGATCGGGGAAGGGGCCTTGGCCACAATGTCCCCCGGTCGGTTGTTGTCGTTCATGTCCGTAAGACCAAACGTCTCCTCCGCGACCTTCTGCGCAATGTCGATGGCTTTGGCCTTCACCCCAATGATGTTCGGGGCCTGAGGGGCCCAGCCACCTTTGGTTCCGCAGTGCGGACAATCAGGATAAGGGCCCTCGCTTTCGCGCCAGCCCTTGAACTCAACGTCGCAGTCATCGCATGCGTAGGTTCCGTAGATGGCCATGATCAATCGTCCAATGAATTCAGGTAGGCTTGCTGCCTTGCCTGGGCTTGAGACTTGAAGAAGTCCGGGATGATGTGGCCAAGGACATGGTCCTGGTCGGTGCTTTCGATACGGGCCTGCTCCGCGGTCTCGCGCTGGTAGGTGCGGTTCTCGGCCATCATGCCGACCCGCCTCCACATGTCCCAGGCGTAGATCGCAAGCCCTGCCGCAAAGACGCGGTCGTCCTTGTTGCGGCCCGAGGCTGCGATCCGGTCACCGTCCTGCACCAGGGTCAGCATTTCCTCGAGGAGCCCCAGCGATCGGACCACGCATTGTTCGGTCGAGTAGTAGTCTCGGAACTTGTTGAACAGCAGCAGCTTGTTGTTGTAGGTGGTGGACCAGTTGTAAGCATAACCTGATCCCATTGAGTCAGGCCGGTGCCACAGGAACCACTTGGCTCCGTCCAGGCAGTCCTCGACCCGCAGTCTCCTCGCCGGCTCTTTCAGGTGCCCCCAGCTGAGCAGCTGCTTCAGCGAGGTGAGCTCCTGCATGACTTGTGAGCCTGGGCCCGAGATTTCCAGGTTGATGATGCAGTCGCGATACTCGGAGGCGAGATGGGCCATGACCCACGCCACTTGGCGGGTGTCGGGGATTGCGGTCGCATATTCGGCTACCTGTATGACCTTGTCGGAGAAGCATCTCCACACACTGATGACAGACCGATCGGCCTCGGAGTTACGTCCGTAGGCCGGGTCTACCCCAATAACATACACCCCATTCTTCTTCGGGGGCTCCCAGACCTTCAGGTCCAGATTGTCCGGATCCACAGCGGGTTCCATGGCCATGGTCAGGAAGTTGTCAGTCAGGCGATAGTTGAACCCGTTGAACCCCGGCTTGTGGTTGTGGATGAAGTTCAGGTCGGCGTTCAGCTTGTCGTTGTTGAAAAATGAGTAGCCGGAGGCCACGAACGCTTCGTCCTCGGTCGAGGGGAATTCTTCCTGCAAGCTCTCACGAGAGCGCTTGTCGGCTTTGTCGCGATACCACGCCCACTGCTCCGGGGTGATCTTCCAGCCATAGAGCTCCTCGACCATCTGAGAGGTTGCGGCCTCTGCCTCGGTCTCCTGAGGATACGGATCCCACCATCTTGCAAACTCAGGCGAGCCTTCCTTGTAGCGGTAGATGTCCTTGGCCCACCAGCCGATGAACACCGCCTTCTGCGTGGGCTGGCTTTCCTTCGCCTCGTTCCACATGTCGAAGAACACGTTGTAGCCCAGGGCCGTGCTCTCGAAGATGTAGAGCCGGTTGGGGTTCTCAGCCGCCAGTGCGGCCATGAGACTGTCGATGCCCTTTTGGTCACCCCAGGAGCTGATCTCGGTGGCATGAACAAAGTTCAAGGCTCGGGATCTACCCAGGCCAGAGTTCCGGCCTTTACCGGCGCTCATGTACTGGAGGACCGATCCGTTCGCGAGACGAAGCTCATTGCGGTTGTGGGCCACGATCGGGATCCGCCACCCCTTGGGCAGGGTCTCGATGATGTCGGCCATTTGCTTGCGGAAGTTCTCGCGGTTGTCCGCAGTGTCCGCGATCATGGCGCCCTGAAGCCCTGGGTTCATGTAGAGCCAGAAGAGATCGAGCACGAGCATGACGGTACTCATGCCCAGCTGGCGGGCCTTCAGGATCACGAAGTGCCGGGTGCCTCCGCGCACGCCTTGGGCCAGCTCGTTCAGGAATATTTCCTGCGCGCGGTAGAGCGTGATCGGGCCCGGTTCCTTCATTTCCTTGGACGAGATCTTGACCTTGGACAGGAAGATCCGGAAGGCTGGGAGCCAGCTGGGGGTGGTGTCGATCGTTACGTCGGAAGGTACAGACATCCCGCGATCCTCCCATGCATCTGCAGCTGTTCCATGATGGTCTGGACACTGATCCCGTAGGATTCAAACTCCGTCCCGTTGTCCAGCAGGATGGTCAGCGGGTGTTCGGGGGGCGCAATGGATGCCCGGTCATGACCGTCGCCGGTAAAGATCGCGCGTATGGATCCAATGTCCACAAAGGCCCTGCGGCCTCCCTTCAGGTAGAGTTCAATGTAGGCTTTCATTGCATCCATCCCCACACGTACCAATCATCTTCAAGCGCATCTTCCGCCGTCACGTTGGCGGTGAAGACATGGTAGTCCTCAGTCCCTGGGTTCTGGGTCAGGTAGGCAATACGTTCGGGATCTTTCCACCCGTGCCGGCGGACCACCTGACCCTTCCAGAGGGCGTCGAGGGCCTGCTCAAACGTCATCAGCCTCTCTGACAGGGGCTGGGCACAGGTAGAGGGGCCGCTGAAGGGCAGTCTGCAGTCGATCCCAGAATTGAGCCATCGTCTCGCCCTCTGCCACGACATTGGCGCCACCCTCCATGATGATGCGGACCACAGACTTCTTCTCACCCCGGACCTTGCTCTCGGTCATCAGATCCTCGCGGACCTCGGTGATCTTCTCCACCCTCAGCCGGGTCTTGCGACCGTTCAGGATGTTGACCTCGATAAACCAGACGGCGCTCATGCTTCACCTCGCAGGGCACGCTGCAGCTCGTTGTCGTCAGTGTAGCCCTCGTCCTTGTCGTCCGCGAGTTCTTGGGCGGCGATCGCCTGGGCGGTCATTTCCTCGAGGGCTTTCTTCTCCGCGGCTTCCGTCCGGGTGGGCCGGCCATTCTTCTTGGGAGGCGCGCGCAACACGCGTTCGGCCTCGAGGGTCTTCAGCGTTTCCTCGCGAATGGCCTTGCGCAGTTCAGTGATGGAAGGGGCATCGTCCTGCTCTTGGGCTGGGGCAATCTTCCGACGCCTTTGCACCCAATCGCGGACAAACTCAGCTGCCTTCATCTTCTCGTTGAAGGAGTACTTCATCACTTCCCGCTGGGTCTCGCCAATCCCCACTTTCAGGGTGCCGTGGTCCTGCATGATGTCCGCGAAATGTAGAACCGCGATGTCCATCCGATTTAACAACAACTCTTCCAAGGAAGACCCTGGTGGAATGTCGAGCGGTGCCATTGACCCGACGCTTGATGTTGACAACGCCGGCGTTCCAGCAGGGAGACTTGGCGGGGAGATCTCGCTCATCGATGGTTCCTTTGGATCTGATGACCCTGGTGCCGGTGCGGTCGGCACCGAGGGGCTTTCTGCCGACGTTGCCGCCCCCGTGGCTTTTCCGAAAAATGACTTCCAGGTTCTCTCGTCTGACATCTGTGTAGTCCCCGTTCTTGGCCCAGACCTTCATGCGATGGGCGCGGTAGGCGATGTGCGGATGCATGCGGACAGCGATCTCCCGGTGCAGGAAAACCCGAAAGACCCGACCCCCCGCGTACTCGTCACGCGCCACGCGGATTGATCGATCGGTCCTGAACCAAACGAACCACTTGAACCCAAGCGCGTAGTCGTAGTCCTCGTCATCTAGGAAGACCGCCTGCCCGCATTTCAGGATCAAATCCGGCACGAAACCGCCTCGAAAAACGATCAAAAAAACCCGTTACAGTCCCTTAGTCTTGTTCTATGGATAACGCAAGATCGATAGACGCAGCCTATGCACAAGGTTTTGCGTTGTTTTTTCCCTTATCAAACAAGGGCTGGCACATCCGCACCCCACAAAGAAAAACCCCCAGGGGTGAGCCTGGGGGTTCGATCGGACCAATAGCCTGGGCCAATGGGTGTGTGTCTACTGTCCGAAGAAGTAGTACAAGGTGCCCGACGTGTAGGCCGACACGATCACGCGGTAGAGCGCGCCCGACTGGGTCTCGGTCAGCTGCACCGAAAGACCAAAGGACGTGCCGGAGAACGCGGTGGAGTTCTGCGCGGTAGCTGCGGGGAAAATTACCGCGCCCCAGCTGGTGCCGTTGTCCACAGAGCGCTGCACAATGATGGTGCCAACGAACGAACCACGGAAGGTGTCGATGTTGATGTTGAACGGGATCGGGTTGGACGTGACAGCAGGCGTACCACCCGGCGCAACGGCAGGAGCAAAGCTGGACGAGATGCCGGTGGCGGCAGTCGTATAGGCGGTCGTCAGATTACCAGTAACGGGCGCAGTGGCCATGATTGCCTCCAAGGGCTATGAGGTTTGAAAGAGAACCCTTGGGGGCAAAGGGCCAACAAAATCAGCCGCGACGGCGATGACGAGAAGACGTGGAAGCTTTGCCACCGCGTTGACCAACAGAACGCCCAGCAGGCGAAGAAGCCTTACCAGCCATATTGTATCTCCTTACTTCCTGCCCCTGCGGGGCATACGGGTTTGATTGATGCGACGGGAGGGCGACTTGACACTATATCCAATCATGAAACCTCCCTATTTCGTGCGCTTGCGACGACGGAGGCCGCGAGCGTATCCCCCACGGGGATGTCCAGAACTGGTAGCCATAGATACCTCCATCAAGTCTCAAAATAATATCACAAGCCAGATGTGTCGTCCACGGACGCGCCCAGCTGAGTAAACGCCCGCGTCAATTGCCCATCAATGGAAGTGTCCAACGGCTTGGGATCAATCTCACCATTGAGCAGATACTGCTCAAACGCCTTCGCGCGTTCCACGATCGCATCCGCATTCAGGTTCGAGTGATTGCCCATCAAAGCCGCCAACAGCGCCTTGTGCCTCAGGTCATGCTCAATTTTGCTCATTCTCACCTCCCAATGAAATCACCTTCTGCACCTTGGCCAACCCCGCAGGCGTCAACCGATAGCCCTCGTCCCTTAAGCTCTCAAAGCACTCAGACCCCAACTTGCGCCGAAGCTTGAACATGTACACCCGAACCACATTCAGCGGATTGGACTGCTTGTCCTCGTCCAGGGATCTGATCGGCCTGTTATCCAGCAGCCAGTACGGATCAACCACACGACCCTTGGCCCGCCACAGCGCCAGGAGATACCACACCTCCGTCTGCGTTAAACCAAACGCCGCCAGCAGGATGCGCTTCTCCACCCGCTCCCGCTCGATCCCCAGCTGATCCTCCAAGGTCGCCACCCGTTCCTCAAGCTCCCGACACCGCGCGCAATCCACTCAGCCCCCCATCAGCGTCTTGATCGCCAGCTCCACAGGCTTCTCATGACCCTGCGCTATGGCCACCAACGCCGCCTCATACTGCCAAAACAACCGCTCCCGGCGTTCCCGCTCAGCATTGCGCCGATCGATCTCCACCCGGATCTCCTCCTCGATGTACGCATCCGTCACTGCAGCGGATCCCCAGCCAGACCACAATAACCATACTCCTCAAAGCCCTCGAGATCAGTCTCCACCCAACGCCACGCCATGCACTGCGTCCCACTGCACAAATGCTGGCTCGACACAGCCTCACGACCCCGCACGCAGTGATGCGATCTCGCCGCCACCTGATGAATGTACGACCGCCTGAACTGAACCGCTCGAGCAGCCTCCCAGTCCGCATGGAAGTCATCCAACGGACCCTCACCAACCGCATAGTCCTGCTGCAACGCCTCTTCCGCCGGCTCATTCACAACCGGCACATCCTCAACCAACGGCAACTGTATGCCAACGTCAGGCGCCACAGGTGCCAGCGGAACGCCGGTAGGCTCCGACGTATCCGAATGCTCATAGTTCCGCTTCGACGCCATCTCTCATCCTCCTGGCCACACAAATGGAAGCGTACCGTACACCAATGCTCACGGCAGTAACCCAAAAATTTTTTGGGGAGTTCGGGATGTGGTCCCTCGACGTTTGCGTGAGATCGGGGCCAAAGCCTTGGGGGCGCGGCACGCCGGCCAC